AGCCACTACACGTAATATTATTTTTGAGTTGATTGAATCACAGGTTGAATCTTCATTCCCTACACCGAAGGTTACACCGTATCGCCAGCAGGACGAAGAGAATGCAGTGATGATTGAAGACATGCTCCGTGCTGAAATGCAGCGGATGCACTTTGAAAAACTGAATGACAAAGACGAGCGCACCACGCCAATACAGGGTGGTGATTTCTTTTTAGTAGAATGGGACAGCACACAGCATACTCACACAACCATTGGTGAAATCAACGTGCAATTACTGCATCCACGCAAAGTTATTCCGCAACGAGGGGTGGAATCTCTGGAACAATCCGATTGGGTGTTCCTCGAACTGGCACAGACAAAAGAGTATATCAAGCGCAGATACAAGGTTGATGTATCAGATGAGGGCGAAGAAAATCCGGATATTCGAGGTCAGGGCAAGAAAGATTCTGACAACATGGTTACACAGGTTATTGTGTACTATCGGAACAAAAAAGGCGGTATTGGTCGTTTCTCATGGGTAAATGATGTAATTGTTGAGGATCTGGAAGACTACCAAGCACCTTTGCAGAAATACTGCCCGAAATGTGATGTTGCTTTCGCTGTAAACAATGAGGAATGCCCTTACTGCGGCTACACCAAATTGCAGGAAAAAATGATGGAGTATATCGAACTGGAAGAAGATATTGTGCTTTACAATGAGAACGGCTCCGTTAAAAAGGTGATTCCGGCATATACACAATCTCTTGATGAAATGGGTTATCCAATGGAAGAACAGGAAACAGACAGCAATGGTTTTCCAATGTTCGATGCTGTTCTGGATGTCAACGGTATTCCGGTGAAAGACGAATTTGGTAGGCCAATGATGCAGCCAAGAATGGTACCGGTGATGGAGAAAACAAAAATACCGGTGTATAAGCCGAACAAATTCCCATTGATTCTGCGTAAGAATGTATCTATTGATAGTAAATTCCTAGGCAACAGTGATATTGACTTTATCAAAGACCAGCAAAACGAAATCAATAAGTACATCACCAAGATTACAGAAAAACTGCAAAAGGGTGGCTCTGTAATCAGCATGAATGAAAAGTGCCAGATGGATACAACTGATAAAGAATTAAAGGTTATCAAGTGGAAAGACCCATCGGAAGCACAAATTGGTGTACACAATCTGCAAGTGGATGCTTCCAGTGATATTCAGATGATGGAAGGCAACTACGAATGGGCAAGGCAGACCATTGGTATTACTGATTCTTTCCAAGGCAGACAGGACAGCACAGCTGAATCCAGAGTATCCAAAGAGTTCAGTGCTGCACAAGCAGCCGGACGATTTGAATCTAAAAAAGTCATGAAGCGTCTGGCCTATGCTGAACTGTACCAGCAGATTTTCATGTACATGCTGTCAAATGCCAGTGAGCCACGGTCATTTAAGGCTGTAGACGAACTGGGGAACGATGTATACCGTACCTTCTGGCAGTGGGAGTTCCTAGAACAGGACGAAGCTGGCGAATGGTATTGGAATGACCAGTACAATTTCGGTACCGATAATACCGGTAATCTGGCACAGAACAGAGAGGCACTGTGGCAGGAAACCAGAAGCAACTTTGAAAGTGGCGCTTTTGGCAATCCGCAGAATATAAACACGCTGATCATGTACTGGACAATTATGAAAGAGTTGCATTATCCATTAGCCGGAACTGTTCTGAAGCAGTTGAAAAACCAGAAGGAAATGCAGGAGCAGATGATGGCACAGCAACAAGCCATGATGCAACAGCAAATGGCTATGCAGCAGATGATGCCACAGGCACAGCCAATTATGTGACCGGCATAAATGTCGGGAACAAGTTAAACAAGGGGGTAAATGATTATGTATGATAACAAAGGGTTTAGCCAACCACCAACAGTCGCTGGTATTTCTTCTGGTGGAAATGCAACGGCTAATGAATCTAGCAAAACACGATTGCAAGACTATCCGGATGGCGATTGTGATTGCGCAACTGCAATTCTGGCAGAGCCAGCATACAAAACCAGATTCAGAGAAGAATACCGGCAGTTAAAAGAGCGGTATGAAAAACTGAAAACATTCAATAACAAGATTGAAGCGGCAATGGCTGATTCTCGGCTTGAAATGCCAAAACATGATTGCCCAGATTGGATGTTGAAAAATCAGCAGCGTGTGATGGGTGAATATCTGCACATTCTGGAAGTAAGAGCAGTTATCGAAGGTGTTGAACTGTAGGGGGTACGAATCATGAATGAACAGGAATTTGTACAGTGGTGTAAAGATGTTGTAGCTGATTATGCCAACAAGCATCTGGACAAAACAGATGGGAAGCAAATCACCGTTGATGATGTATTCATGGTATGGTGCTGTAAAACATTGCAGAACAACAAAGCGCTGTTGTCTACTACATTGTTTGACGGTATGTATTATGAACTGACATACAACGGAGATAAAGAAGAATTGTATGTAGATGCCTACAAGAAGTGGGATAACTTCTGTGTAAAGCGTTGAATAGTTCGCATGAGAAAGCGGGAAAATCTCGAATCTACTGAAAAGGGGGTGCAATCTCATGGCGAAAAACAGTGGTGTTAGCGGTTATGCTGGAAAAATCAAAAACACAGGTACGCAGGAAGTAAAAGCAATCTTCCCTACTGGCTCCGGTGGTAAACACAGTAAAGTGATTAAGGGCAAAGACTTACGTACAGGTAAAGGCAAATAAGGACTATTCCGTAATGGGTAGTCCTTTTGTTATGCCTAAAATCGCAGGAAAGCGGAAAAATCCACACTCACATACACAATTTTACGCAGGAATAGCGAGAAAATCCGGAGGTAATAACCATGACAAAGCTATTGAAACTTGATTTGCAGATGTTTGCAGAAGGTGATGGGGCTGTAGAAACTCCTATGCCGTCTTTTGCTGAAATGTACGAACAGGGCGCACCGGAGCCGGAAGGTGATACCGGTGCTGATGATATGCAGGATGTTACAGACCCACAGGATGATGTTATTGACGATGATGATACCGTTAATAATGGTTCTGGTGATGTGCTCGGGGGTGACACTGACCCAGCGGACGGTGGAAACAATCAGCAACAGCAGAAGCCGTGGAAGAATGAGCAGAATGCACAGTTTGCAGCAGAGCGCAGACGGCAGGAAGAACAGCAGAGAATTGCACAGGCAGTACAGGCTGCACGTGATGAACTCTATGCCCAGCAGTTTGCAGGAAAAGTAAATCCATATACCGGACAGCCAATCAGAAACGAAGCTGATTACAAAGCCTATATGCAGGCTTACAATGCCGATGTTCTGAAAAATGCCGGTATCCAGCAGGAGCAGTTTGACCAGATTGTAAATTCTGATCCACGCATTATACAGGCACAGCAGATTGTGCAGCAGCAGGAAGCTATTAAACAGCAGAATGCAAAAATGCAGCAACAGCAACAACTGAATGATGCAGTTGCGAAAATTCGCAAGTTCGATAAATCTGTGAAAACAGAACAGGATATTATCAATAATCCTCATTTTGGAGAAATTGCCGCTATGTATAACCGTGGCTACAGTTTGGAAGATGCATATTATCTGGCAAACAGAGCCGAACTGGAACAGAAGAAACAGGCTGCTGCCAGACAGCAAGCAGTAAATCAGGTGACAAGCAAATCACACATGAAAGCTACTGGACAGAACGGAGCAGGGGACGAGATTGTAGTGCCGTCTGATGTGATGGCTGCATATCGCAGAATGAATCCGAAATGGACGGAAGCTGACATTAAGAAGCATTATGCAAAAATGAACAAGAAAGGATGATAAGAGTATGTTTTTAGAACATCGTAACTATGATAAAACACATGAACCATTTGTGTATCTGGTTGCTACCACTGGCGAAAGTTATCTGCCAGGCGAAGCACTGCAAATCACAGATGGTAAAGCAACTAAATTTACTGGGCAGGGTACTCCGCAGTATATTTGTCAGCAGACACTGGGCAATGCAAAAGAAGGTGCATTGATTCATGCAACTATCGTTAATTCCATGCAGGAATTAGAAGTGCCACTGGAAGCAGATGGTGCTGAACTGGCGGTAGGTAAAAGAGTTGGTGTCGGCACTGATGGCTTAACCGTAAATGCTACCGTAGCATCTGCTGGTGGCTTTTTAATCACAGAAATTCTGGGCACAGCCGTGGGCGATAAAGTCCGCGGTTTCTTTATGCGCTAATTTAGGGGGGAAATAAACAATGGCTGATTTAATTTTTAGTGCAGCTGCCGGCTTAAATGATTCTATTTTCGGCAAGTCTGCTTATCCGATCCATATGATTATGGAACAATCTTTAGAAGCACATGAACAGCAGAGTGTGCTGAAAAAACTGTACAAATTCGAGAAGTCCGATAACTGGGCAGAAGAATTAACTGCAATGTCCGCTATGGATAACTGGGAAGTTACTCCGGAAAACGGCAAACCGAAAAAATCCGGTATGCAGGAAACATTTAAAAAGCAGATTGAGCATGTTGAATGGACAAACCAGTTTGATATTACACGCAAAATGGTTGATGACAGCAAATTCAATCTGATGGAAATGCGTGCTAGAAAAATGGCACAGTCTTATGCTCGTACAAGAGAAGAATTTGGTATCAGAATGATTACCAATGCAACCGGTAAAACTCTGAAATACCAGAATACACTGTTTGACACAACTACTGCTGACGGCTTGCCACTGTTCAGCACTGCACATCCTTATTTCTTCGATAAGAAGAAAACACAGTGCAACATGTACAGTGACAAATTCTCTAACAGAGTTCTGGCGAAAATGGAATCCAGAATGCAGAACTTGGAAGGTGACAAAGGTGAAGTTCTGGCCGTTGCTCCTACCACAATCCTGATTCCGAATGTTGATGACATTGTTTACGATGTATTTGAAGCTATCGGTGCTGACAAAGACCCAGACACAAGCAATAACGGTTTTAACTACCAGTATGGCCGCTGGAATGTACTTGCAACTCCACTGAAATACTGGAACATTGACCCTAATGCTGAAATCAAACCATTTATTCTGCTGGATAGCAACTTTAACGATACAGACTTAACTGCTGTATGGTTTGAACGTATTCCAATGGAAGTAGATGCATGGGTAGAAAACGGCACAAAAGCTGCAATTTACTCCGGCTATGCTCGTTTCGGTGTTGGCTTCAACAACTGGAGAGGCATGATGATGGGCGGTATGGAAGGCGGTCTTGCACTGTAATGATTAAGGGGCCGATTTCGGCCCCTTTTTTCTCGTAAAGGGGTGATAGTTTCGTGAAAACAACGTGGGATGATATAAGATTGGCAACGCTCCAAAAGATGTTTATTTCCACCGGCACTACAGTGAAGGAGAATGACAGCACCAGAGATTATTTGAGAGCAATGCCGCATGCCTACAACGAAGCTGTAATGGCACTGATGACAACGAACCGTTATGTAATAAAGTATTTTGAAGTTGCAGCAGATGGGCTGACAAATACTATTACGGTAGATTTAGGCACGGAAGTAAATGACTTTTTCCAGATGCGTCCCGATGGCATCTTTTTCATAGGCGCAGACGGTAGAATGATGAGATATTTCGGGCATGAGTATGTCGGCAATGATTTGCTATTGCTGGATGGCAGAAGAAGCGGTATATATCGCATCTATTACTACGCTTATCCAATGAAAGCAACTGCATCTACCACAGGTGATACAGATATGCAGCTTGACCCTGATGTTGCAGTTCTGGTGCCGTTATACATGGCAAGTCAGCTGTACAAAGATGATGATATTGCGATTGCTACACAGTATCGAAATGAGTTTGAAATTGGCAGAGAGGACTTAACCAGAGAGCG